TCTAATACTTTATAGTTTGGATAATGATCTTTTACAGTAACTGCAGTTGGGACTTCGCTATATTCTCCATAGTGTTTGCGAACAAATGACCATGCTTTACGGTTGTCATCATCTAAAAACCAAGACTCATTCACACCACGTTGTAGTGCTGGAACTATGTCTCGATCACGGATGACCTTGCTGACTAAACGATGTTCGTTGTCAGATGCCATTTAGTGCCCCCTCTTACAAGTTATCTAGTTCTATTCCTGCTGATCCGTATCGTGCAACTCTCCACTTTACATCTACTACGCCCCGAAGATTAGCACGATAAGGAAGTTTCCTAACTAACTCACCAGGGTCTGCGTATAGATGCCAATAGTTAAATGGGTTTACTACTTCCCTCTCTAACTTTTCAAATGCTTTCTCAAGTAATTCTTCATCCCAACCTTGATCAGCATAGCCTGCTAACTCTAATGATATTCCGTAGTTGTTTGATAGCAACCAAAGTTTGTTTGCACTCTGAAGATTGATCTCTCCCAATATTAAACTAACTTTTGTAGTTAAGAATTTTTTAGTAACTTCTTCTACTAAAGGAATAACTACATCTGTTACACATATAACTTGTGGAGAGGAGACGTTTGATATGTCTCCATTTTTCATAGTACCTCGACTTTAGCATACCTAACTACAAAATCACGAAACCTCTTTGGGTCTGAGTTTGCTTGAGAAGCCAACTCTTCTGGAACTTCATCTGGAACAAGGATTGAGTAGTGACCTTGATTCATTTTCATCCTGTTGTTGACAAAGTTTACGTGCTTACACTTAAGAGTTTTTTTCCAGACTGGACAATTGCATCGGATTCTTTTTGTTCCAGTATCAACTTCAACTTCAAACACGCCTGCAGCCTGAGATGAGATAAACAACTGTACGGTCCGCCAAGGACTTTCCATACTCATCCCTTTCATTGTGCTGCTCTTAAATCTGCGCCGACTATAGGGACTCGGATGAATGCCTCTTGGGCAAAACTAGCCATTGCTTCCCTGTACTCTGCTTCCCAATTCTCTAACCGCACATTGGTGGTTACTATTGTTGGCAGAGCCTTGTCGTATCTAAGACGTAGTATCTCATCAAATGATGTGTCATCGTACTTAGAACCATATTCTTTTCCTAAGTCATCGATCACAAGAATTCTTACATTTAACCAATCAAATTTAGATCTGCCATGAAAGCCATCTATCTCATAAACAGATTGTTTCTTATCCTCAAAGTCAGAATCAAAGGTTGCTTTCTTTCTAGATAAGAATTCAGGATAAGTCATGTAGTACACGGGCCTAGCGCCAAGACCAAAGTCAGATGCACTCATGCCCAATACTCTTGCAGCATCAGCATCATTATTAGGAAGGTGGCGAACAAACTCCATAGCAGCAACTACTGCGTGGGTCGTCTTACCAATTCCAGGTCCGCCATCAAATAAGAGACCAACTCCATTAACTCCGATATGGCCGATCTGCTTTATAACCTGACCGCTCACACAGTCATCTATCCACGTAGTCACCTCGTCAGGAAAGGATCCCGCTCTGTCCACAAGATCTTGTGGCTCAAGGCCGAGGAAGCGACGTGGGATATTTGAGTTACGAAGTAGCCAGTGCTTCTTTAAGGCTGAGAGTTGATTGATGTCATACATCGTCTTCGTCAAACTCCACTTCGTATAGTCCGCCGTAACGAATTCCTACTTCGTTAAACCAACTACCAATTAACAACATGACATCGCCAAAAAATCTGAGCGCTCTATTATTTGTTGGATAAACTAATTTACTTTTCACTACTCCCCCTATCAACTACTACCTTTTCCCAATCAGTATTACAAGAGTAACACTTTAAATCCATATTCATGCTACCTCGTTCAACTGCTACGCCTTGTGTCTTGTCTTTACAAGAAGGGCAAAAGAAACTGAACTCGAGCATTATTTAAGATCTAAAAGTTACAACACCAACAAATGATGTTGGCTTTCCTTTGGCGTCTTTTCCTTCGCCTGCAATCATCTTCACGCTCTTGCGTGGTGTAAGTGCTTGCACTTGGCTCTTGACCCAGCGCTTGCCTGCTGATGCGTTAGACCATGCAGCCATGTTTAATGTTTCTGTTCCATCTATACCTTCAGTTGTTACACTGATGATAGCCATCCATGCGCCACCCTTTTCAGGATTTTTATTTAGATTTGCACTAAATGTTTTTACTACTTTTTTAGCCATTTACATTCTCCTTTAGTCGTTTCTCGTGTCTTGCTAGTTGTGCTCTGCCAGAAAGAGAGTTTTGAAAAGTACGTCCGTCACTCGCTGTCAGTGTTTCCATCTTAGCCGTTGTATCCATTGGGGCGTTAATTTTATTAAGACCAAGATTTTCTCTGGCTTGATTCATCTTCTTCCCAAAAGAAGCAAGGTACATCTTATACAGCATTGGTGCTTCATCACCAATGTTCTGGAAGTTTCGCTCATCCGCCATAAAGAGTCTGAGCAACTCTAACTCAATTAAGGCGTTGGTGTCGTATTGCTTTCTGAATTTGGCAAGGGCTCCACTAAGTTGCTTGACGCTAACTGTTCCAGGGAGTAAAGGGTATTTCCTGCCGACACGAAAAGAAAACTCTGCAGCGACATCCATTGGGGTCCACTCGTGCTCTGGTCGTCGTCCCCTAGTCTTAGGATCGGATTTTCTGATCTTATGGCTTGGCGCATCTTTTGGTTCGACGAGCCCAAAGCCTGCCAGATTATCTCCATCATCTTGATATTGTCTCATAGGTACTCGTATCTCTTTCATTAGAATCCCTTTGGATTCAGAATCTTTTAATTTATTACTATCTTTACTATTAGGTACTAATGACTTATTAGTCATACTGCTATGTGGCTTATAGTCATGTGAGGTGCGGTAATTCTCAGTGCGGTAATTTACTGCAGGAGTTTCTGTAGTGCGGTAATTTTCCACCACCTCATACCAGTCCATTCCTTTAAAACCATTCGCCCTCTTACTAGGCGTTCGTGTTATTAGCCCATGCTTCTCTAACGCTTTAAGAGCCGTTCTAACGGTTCGGTCTGAGGTTTTGTTAGTCTGTCTACACAACTCTTCTACTGAGGTCTTAAAACGGCCTTTGGAGCCTGATAGATGGCAGATCACAGCCAGTAGTCGGAACTGATAATCGGTTAATTTTATAGAATAAGCCTTTAAAGGAATTTTCAAGGAGTGTCATCCTTAAAGGGGGAGATGTCTTTCCCACCCTCTTCAATGTGTTTTGCAACTTCTAAAGCCAAGACATCTAACACGGTAGTCATAATGTAGTCAGCCATGTGTTCCACAAAGACAGTCATACTGGTCATCATGGCTGTGTACAGTTCATCAGCACTCTCGTCAGAGTAATCGACCTCTATCTTGTCTATGCCCTCCGTTATATCCCATACCTCTATGCCGTAATCTTCTACAGAACTTAACACTATGTGTGCCTGTGGTGAACCGTTCCAGACAATGCCCATTACATCATCTGGAGTTATCTGTCTAACTACTTCTTTCACAGGGTTATCTGTTACCACAATGTCATCAGCATTTAGTAATATATGATCTATATCAAAAGCATTTGTTATAAAACAAGTTACTTTTATAGAGTGCTCTTTACAAATGTCCATAACGTTTTCTGCAAAATGATTTTCATTTCCCGTTACTGGAATAAATACCCTTATATCGGCGCCGTATTTTTCAATGAGTTTATTTAAACCTTCATCTACACAAACGTCATCAAAAGAAATTAAGGCTATGTTCATGCTACTCCTATAGTTGAGATAAACGAGAAGGTGATTTTATAACTACTGGTTTGTTTAAGTACATTCCAATTGCCAAAGATACAAAGGTTGCTGCAGGAACTAAAACAAAGAAATCATAATACAAATCTAATTGCGTCCAAAGACCTAAGAAACTTAGGGGTAGAGCAAAGTATTTGTTTAGTGTTGGCTTAGTAATAAAGCCAGAAATAAATAAGTCTAGAAATTCAATTACGTAAGTAACTGCCATTCCTGTGAGTAGTACGGATATAACTATGTCTGTAGTCATA